GGCCCGTCCTTGAAACCCCATAAAGTAAGGAATCAGAAATCTTTGATAGGTAAAGGCGTTTGTCCCGTCCCTTTGCTTGCCAAATAGGGGGGTTATAGCCACCCCATCGGTTGATCGCTCAATCAGGCTTTGGCAAAAAACGTGATACCCAATAGCCTCTCGGGGGTCATATCCTGCAAATATCCTGATCATTTCAGCGTCAAGCGGAATAGGGTTGAATCAATCAATTGTGCAATTTCATCAATGATGTTTTGCAATTGAGTGTCATCAGGCATAGCCTTTCGGTTAGTCTCGACGTACTTTGACAGGCTTTCAAAGTATTTCATTGGGTCTTTGGCATTGTGAAAGTTTTCGGGAAAGTTCTTTATCTTTTTTCCGTAACAGCCCATGTAAGCCTCGGCAAACTGGTCTACCAAGTCAATAATTGTGGTGTAGTAGTCCCCAGTAGCCAAATGCACCCCAAGGCCGTCTGTGCCAAGGTGCATAAAGTGGGCAACTGTGCCGCTGTGCAATAGCGTACTTACAAAATCCGCTACATCTTTGTCTTCAACTGCCATAGCTACCCCTAAAAAAGAGGGGGGACACAGCCCCCCTAATGGCTACTGCTACCAATACGGCTGGGGATTGTCGAGCGGGGCGCTTTGAATGCGTCCATCCTCACTTCGCTTGCCATTTGTCAATCCCCATGCGTGTTGCCATTCAGCTTTACGCCTACATTTTCGCATCTGGTAGCGGAATGTCAATAGGCCAACAGTCCCGCAAAGCATTAATCGTTCTGTGATGGGCTTTTTGCCAAAGTTCTTGACGTTCCTCACGGCTTAAATTTTTGCCTTGGTCAATCTCGTAATGACATCCTAAGCACAGCGCAGCCACTAGATTGTCATCAGCTTTGACCCCTCGCCCCTTACCGCCGCCCCAGTTTGTGTGCGCCGCTTGCACCATATTGCCAGACCCGCAGGCTTGGCAATCAAGGCTTGCCACCAGTTTCAACAGCTTTTTGCTTCTGACGTATGAATGTTTTGCGATCAACTATTGTCTCCAATGTGGAAAACCTGTGCATATTTGCACACTCTAGCCGCCTTCTGCGGGTGTTGCCTGTGGATATTCTGGATTCTTTAACGATTGTCCATGTTCCGCATTCTGGGCATTTCATTGGTGTGCCCTGTCTTGCAATCGGTTGGTGGCCTCTTTTGTCCTCCAAATTTCTATGTCAAGCCTTGCCGCTTCAATCTCCCAGCGTAAGGTTTCCTCCTGCGCTATTGCCGCCGCCAGCCCTTTCAGCAAGGTGTGATATTCGGGGTCAGCGTATGCCTCGCGCTCTTGTGCGTTTGCCGCCTCGTAGCCCATTTGCAGGGCATCTTTCATCAAAAGGGCTTTTTTAGACTTGCGGAATTCTTCCAAATAAACCCGCTGGGCCTTGGCATCGCCATAAGCTGCGGCTTTGTTGCGTATGTCTTGGGCGGCTTCTTCTGGGTTCATTTAATCTCCACAAAAACATGAAATTGCTTCTTCATTTGGGTCAAACATATCAGTCTGTTCTGCTGAATATTTATACATTTCGGCATAACTGGGGCGGTCAATAGCAAAGAATTTGCCATCCCCGTGGCATCTTTTTGCCGCTTCTTTTTCTTGTTTTATCCACCAAAGGGCTCGTTCTGGCTTTTCTTTAATCAAACTTAAAACTTGAGATTTTGGTTTCAACATACATAAATCACAGTTCCCGTGCATTGTTTTGCCGTTCATGTTTGGCAATTCAAGATCAAAAGTTTGATTTTTCCAGAAATTGCCAACTTCTTTTGATGAAACATTTGCAGGGACAAGTGGCATACAAATTGTTTCGTGTTTGTTTTCTGGGTGCGGATTTGCTCGAAATTTAGCCACTCGCCTTGGCTCATCTGCTCGAATGCCTATAAATGAATCCCACTCAGTCCATCCAATTGATCGTAAATGTCTGTGCATGGTTCTGGTTTTCATTTGACTTGAACAATATCTGGCCCTGCCATTTGGCAAAGTAGGTTCAAACCATTTAATTACCGCCTCAAAAGGTTCACCATTTCTACTGGCAGATTGATAATTAACAATTTTGGGAATTTTTACGTCATTCACAACAGCAAATTCCAGCCAAGTAATTTCAACATTCCAATGCTTTGAGCAATCATTTACAAATTTCAAAGTGGCCTCTTCTTCTTTGCCCGTGTTGCAAAAAATAACCTTGGCCTCGTTTGGCAGTTGCCCCCCCCCCGCACTCTAATACTTTATGCAACATATATGCTGAAGTTCTGCCACCAGAAAAAGATATGCAAGTAGGTGAATCAATTAAAAAACTCACTTCAAAATTCCAATCATGTGTAGGGCCGCTTCTGGGCCGTCAATCCTTGCCAACGTACCTCCGCCCCAACTTTCAAAAAAGTCGGCTTGTAGGGCCGTTAAACGCTTTCTAGAGCCATTCTTGACTTCGACCAGAAAGGTATGCCCCTTGTATCCCACCAAAAGGTCAACTGGCAGTCCAATAACCCAGACATAAGCGCCAGCGGCTCGCAAAGCGCTGATAACTTGATCTTGATTTTGATCCACACGTTTTGCATATCTCATAAATGCCGCCAATTTATTCCTCGTATGGCTTTTTGCATTGTGTCTTTGCAAACACCATATTCTTTGGCAAGACTTTTGTAAGTAACAACTCTTGGCTTGTATTTTTTTCTTGCTTCAATTACTTGGCTTTCTGTAAGCAAAGATTGACCATTTATTTCGCCTTTAGCTTGTCTATTTTTTTTAAATTTATCTGCTTGATTGTCTGCATGAGTGCCTAAAACCAAATGATTTGGATTGCAACAAGAAGGGTTGTCGCAAATGTGCATAGCAACATAACCATCAATATTTTTTCCAGTTTGCAATTGATATGCAACTCTGTGCGCCATTGCTTGAAAATTACCCAAACGATAACGCCCATATCCCCATTGGTTTAATGGTCGCAACCAAGGCCAACATTCATTTTTGCCACGAACATCAACAAAAGACCAAAAATCAGGTTTGTTTTTCATAATTTAAAGTAGATACGACATTCGCATCTATCATATCATGTTGGCATCAACCCTCGCGGCGTATCGCATTCATGCGCTTTCGTAAATCATCTGCGGCAGCTTCACCCCTGCGCCTAGAAATGTCGGCAATCGTTGCTTGCCACCAAGCAGTCGCCTTTTCTTTGCCCAAATCCTTGATCTTCTGGTTGTGCCTCTGTAACCATTCTTTCGCCTCGGTGTGCCTCATGGTCTCCAGTAAGTTCAAGCGCTCGGTTGATAACGAAACGGGAGTAATTCTCATTTCCATCCTTTAATTTGTCTAACAATTGGTGTGCCTCAAAATAATTCAAAATATTTCCCCGTCATCAGTCCAATGTTTTACGGGTGCGGTGCTGGGCAACAAAGCGGCAATGTCCCGCCGATTTGCTGGTTTTCTGTCAGACCATTGGTGTTCGCTACACATTGGGCGCTGGCCTTCCATGTGAACTGACCAGCGTTTATGGCATCCTGGCACACTGCACATCAGACGGTCAAAGCTGTCCTGTGGTTCTTCTTTTTTGAAATTAGTGATTGCCATGGTATTTCCCTTCTACGATTTTTGCAAAATTGCTTGGTTTCAAAATCCACTCAAGATCGGCAGTAAATGCGCGACCATCCTTGCTGTTGACCTTTCCAGTTAAAAACTTAGATTTGCCAATGTGTTGGAAAAACTCACCCCACCAGTTCAGTACATGGGCGGTTTCAATTTGCTTATCCTGTGCAAGTTCTTCAGCCACTTCACGCCATCTTTGCCGCAAATAACCCTGTCTGGCTGCATTCCAGACCTCAACCTTCCGCAGGGTTGGTAACCACTGGTGGTAAAGCTCAATGACCCCTTTGTGTTCGCAGTCTGGCAATTTTTTTGCTAATGCAAGTTCACCGTCAGGTGGACATATATATGTATCTTGGTTATTGGTTAGTGGTTTATGGTTAGTGGTTAGTTGAACGTCTGTTGAACTGCTGTTGAACACCTGTTCATCACCTGTTGAACTGTTGATCTTCCTGCGTTCAGCAGATGCTCGACCAGCGTTGGATTTTTTCTCAAGGAATGCGCGGTAATCGGCAATTTCTTGATCGCATCTTGTGTGATGCCAGCCGCTTTCTGCCAACCAAAAAAATGAATCCAAAAGCAAATTTATTTCTTCAACAGTTGTGCCGATCTGAAAAGCCAAGACTTTGGTGTCTGGCTTCAATGGTTTTTCTGTGTCGTAATACATCCACAAAAGCCGCAAATAAGCCATTGATTGACCATCAGTAAGCCTTGCTGTGGCCTTGATAAAGTCACCAATGTGGTGTTGGTAGTAGTGCATAAAACCTTACGTTCTCGGTTGACGTTACTGAAAAGAAACATCGGCAGGGCGGTAACGAATCGCCTTTTCCCCCGCTAAAGGTAGCCGTGTCTCAACTATACAGAATTTTTCCGCTTGAACCACTCAGGACGCAAATTTTTTAACTGCCAGACCCGCCCTTGGGGAATGTCTGTCCATTGAGAGACTGCGCCACGGCTGATGCCCAGAATTCTTGCAAGCTCACTCTGTGACCCTGCCAATTTAATTGCTTGCTGTTTGTCCATCTGTTAAGTTTACTATACTTTGTCCCAAAACCACACATTAGGGAAAGTACCTAAAAAATAATTTGATAAAGTGCTTGCGTAATGTTTAGCTTGCTATACAATGCACCCATGCCCCAGCAATTTCGCATAGGGTCTTTTAGGAGTATCAAGATGATGAATTCAAACTGGATGGTGACCTTGGCAGTTTCCCAACGCAAGGCTTTGATTGAGTTTGGCTACACAAACCAACAAGTTAACACCATGAGTCTTGCTGAAACAACCCAAGAATTAAAAAACCTTGGCTACAACTTCAAAACTAATTCACCTTTTAAAAACAAAGCACCTTACAACCCTGAGTTTTTGGGCGCACAACCAGCACGGGCTGGTCAGGACTATTAAATGTATTTAGAAGATTATGAAGAATGGCGGTGGGGGCAAATCCTCACCCGCAACACGAACTTCAACCCAGACTATCAACCAGAGGATAAACAAGATGAAACACCCCAGAACGATAAATGAAGCATTTCCCCACACCGTGGAATACGGTGCTGCCATTGAAATCCACGTTGCCCAACATTCCACCGCAGACAAGATCATCAGGGCTTTGGCCTTGATTGCTTTGATCGTGCTTGCCCTTGACGTTTTTATTTGGAGGCCATGAAATGAACGCAGACGAACTTATCGACAACATCAAATTCATTGCTGACAAACAGTATGAAGGCGAACCCGCACAGAACCGATTGGCTTATCACGTTGGCCTATTGGAGTCTCACCTACGGGGCTACATCCAGACCTCCGAGATTGCACAGGAATACATCAAAGAATTGCAGACCCAATTAACAGCAAAGGATTCAGAATAATGGAAACACCAATCGGAAAACAAATCGCCGCCGCCTTTGTTAAAGCACAGAAGGCATTTGGGCCAGCTTTAAAGACCAGCACAAACCCGCATTTTCGTAGCAAATACGCTGACCTATCCAACTGCATTGAGGCCGTTATTGGGGCTTTGAACGACAACGGCATTGGCTTGATGCAACGCACCTATGACTGTCCAACAGGCGTGTTGGTTGAAACAATCTTTGTGCACGAATCAGGGGAAGTCATGGAAAGCGGAATGCTTCATGTGCCAGCCGCCAAACAAGACCCCCAAGGGTATGGCTCGGCCTTGACCTACGCTCGGAGATATAGCCTTTTGGCAGCTACTGGCCTCGCCCCAGAAGATGACGATGGCAATGCTGGTTCACGCCGCACAGAAACGCTACAAATTGACGCTGGAATGATGGCAGACCACATCGCCGCAATCGATGCCAGCGCCAACAAAGAAGAATTGCAAACCGCCTACAAAGCTGCCTACGATGCTTGCAAGGGCGACCAGACTTGGATTGCCAAGGTCATCAAAGCCAAGGCAGACCGCATTGCCAAAGCAAAAAAGGAGAAAGAAAATGGAAACTGAAATTATCCAAGGTTCAACCGAATGGTTTTACCAACGTCTGGGCAAAGTCACCGCCAGCAGAGTGGCAGATGTAATTGCCAAGACAAAAACAGGGTACAGCACCAGCCGCGATAACTACATGGCCCAGCTTGTGGTGGAACGCCTGACCTTTACCAAGCAAGAGTCATATACCAATGCCGCTATGCAATGGGGCACAGAGCAAGAACCATTTGCTAGGGCGGCTTATGAGGCGGCACAAAGCGTAATGGTGGAAGAAGTAGGGTTTGTACGTCACCCATCAATTGAATGGGCTGGTGCGTCCCCTGATGGCCTTGTTGGGGACGATGGCCTTGTGGAAATCAAGTGCCCCGAAAGCAAAGGAATGCTGGAAACTTTGCTAACCAAAAAAGTCCCTGGCAAATACTTCACCCAGATGCAATTCCAAATGGCTTGCACAGGTAGAAACTGGTGTGACTATGCGGTGTTTGACCCGCGAATGCCAGCCAAAGTGCAATTGTTTGTTACCCGTGTTGAACGGGTTAACGAATACATCGCAGAGATTGAGGCAGAAATTGTGAAATTTCTTGCTGAAGTCCAAACCCAGGTAAATCAACTCAACGCAATCATTGAAAGCAAATAATGTCTAAAGTCAAAAAAGAAGTCACCGCAATTGTGGGCCAGTACACCAACAAAGAAGGTCAACAAAAGAACCGCTACCAGCGCATCGGGTCAATTATTGAAACCCGCAATGGCGAAATGCTCAAACTAGACGTTATCCCACTCAAAGAAAACGGGTGGGACGGCTGGGCTTATCTGAACGACCCGCGCCCCTACGAACCCAAGGGCTTGCCAGCAGATGACGATCTGCCCTTTTAATCATGTTTGATTTCATATTTCCGCGAGTGCGTAAATCTGACCCGCTGACCTCGTTTGTGGCAGCGGACAACGCCAAGGAATTGGCTAAAAAACACGGGTCGCTAA